TTCGGACGGCCAGACGAACCGGCTTTGACGACAAGCTGGAGATCCTTGGCCACATCCTCGCGGGTCGGCTGCATTTCCGGCCATGGGGCGCCTGGCCCAGCGATCTCCACGACGGTTTGCTTTGAGAGCTCCAGCATCATGAGTTCGCCGGTCGCGCGCGCCAGAACACTCAAGAAATCATCGATATCGTCGATATCGGACGACTGGCCAAGCGTGCGCGAGTTCGCAGCGATCGAGCTCTCGGTCGCGGTAGTGTTCGACGTTCCGCCAAGGTCCGCTTGCTGCGCGCCTACGGAGCGCTCGATATCCTCGTAGCAACTCGCCGTCTCGTACTGGTTCGGGTCGATACCGATGTTCGGGAACCGCTGGACCTTCTTCGCGATATCGTCCTCGGGCCGCAAGCCGTCGATTTCGAGCACGGCATGCGCCGGCGCGTTCTCCAGCTTGTCGAGATCGGTTTCTTCGAGCGCGCCGCGCGCGACAGCATATTTCGGACGGTTGGCCATCCGGTGTTCACGGACGCCTTGGCGGGCGCGGTTGATCTCCTGTTGGGGATGCCGCATGACCCAAACGTCGCTCGGCGGAAACACTTCGTCGTCGGACTCGACTTCGTTGAAGACCAGCGGGAAGATGCGCCAGAAGTTCGCGACGAACACGTCTGGCTTGGCCGGCTCTTTGATGAAGTCGGGATAGCCCTCGCAGACGGTGTATTCCATCTGTGTCGTCTTGTCGTGGACCTCGTAGACACGGCAGAGCGACTTGTCGCCATACCGCAAGCCATTGTCGTCGACACCATAGTGCTTGACGTAGTTGTCCCCGATGTCGACCTTGTAGACCTCCAAGATCTTCTTCGGCGTCATCTCGTACTTGTGCGCAATCCAGCCGGCGCCGGCCCACGTCTTGAGGTGCCGCACGGCCGGGTCCGGAATGATCTCGGTCGACTTGGGGAAATCGAAGATTGGCCCTTCGCGCACGATCATCATCGCCTGATCCTGGAGATCGGCGAGCGACAGTCGCAGCTCTTCGACCTCGGCTTGACCATCGGCCATGTTCTCGTCGCCCTCGGCCATCTCGCGAAGCTGCGCCTGGATCCGCGCGATCTTGTCGGTGACGTCCTGGATCTTGCCGGTGACTTCGGGGTTTGGCTCGAGCGCGCGCTGGAAGCCAAGTTTGATATAAGCTGCGCCGTTGACGCGCGCCCGTCTGATAAGCGCCTTGAGCTCCTGCTTAAATCCATGCGCTTGCGCGCCGCAGAAGTAGTCCCAGCAGATCTCCAACGACTTGCCGAGCCGGTCGACCATCAAATTGTATTGCGTGACGGCCGAGACTTCCTGAAGAAGTTGAACCGCCTGGGGAACGCCCATGGCGGCGCCCTGGAGCGCGGCCGCGATCGAGCGCGGATCCTCGTCCCAAATCTGGTACATCAGCTTTTTGCGCCGCGTCGCCGTGACGCGCGGGTCGCGCGCATACAGCGCAGCCACGGTCTGATTGATGTAGCGCGCGCTAACGGGGACCACGTAGGAATCGGCGCCAACCCACTCTTTGGTCGCGCCGTTGGTCGCGAGGTACTGGCACTCGCGCATCCGCTTAAAGACCTTCTTCCAGTGCTTCTCGGCCTGCTTCACCATCTCGATTTTTTCGTTCACGAGATTGCGCCGCGCCTCGGGCACGTCGGGCGTATCGTCCCAGTCGGGCCGTTGAGTATTGGGGTTCAGTGGACCTCCGGCGCCATCGGCCGGCGGATTGGTCGCGCCTTCGGCGTTCTGGTCTGAGGGATAGTCGTCAATCATTGGTTCACCACGCTACACGCTGGGCATCGTTCTTCGCGCGCTTCGCTCTCGCGTGCGCGTTCTTCAAAATCCATTGGATCGAGCCGACCGGTGGCGCGTCCGGCTCTTCCGGTTTCTCGCGCGTCGGCGTCACTTCCTTGATAAGACCTTGCCCGATATGGGCCAACCAGTCCACAAAGTCGTCATGGGCGGCGTTCGGGAAGCGCAAGATCTGCGCGCGAGCGTCCGGCCACCACGGCGCGAACCGCGGAAACCGCACCTTCCGCATGCGCATACGGCCTTGGATGGCGCGAGCTCGGGTCGCCTTGTCGACGTTCGGCCGCATGCCGTCAAGCGACACGTAAACCCTTTCTTCACGCATGCGCTTCAGCAGGAACGGCCCGAACGATTTGGAAATCAGTTCGTCTTCCATCCACCACAACAGCGGCTTGTGCGTCTTGAATTGGAGCAGCATCTCGTCGACCGTCTGATCGGTCTGCATGCGCTCCCAGACCACGTCTGGAAGCACCCAAATATCGTCCTGGGCGTCGATCCCGACGCAACCAAGCACGGTGTAATCCCGGTCTTGTTTTTTCGAGACGGCATGATCGCTGGCGCCGTAGATCTTCAATTCGTCCGGAAGCTCGCCGCGGTCGTACTCGACAAGGTCGACAGCGCGAAAATAGACGCCTTCCTCGGGTGTCGGCTTGCCCATGCGCAGCGCGGAGAAGCCTTGCGGATCGAGCCGCTTCGCTTCAGCCAAGAACTTCAGCGGGAATTTCTGCGGCCACAGGGCGGCGATCGGCTTGTCGCCGAATTGCGCGATGACTTTGGGCTCGGTCGCGGGCTCTAGCTTAAGCCCCAGCGCTTTAGCGAGCCCAGGGTCCGAAACGACAGCGGGTATATTGATGTACAGCCAGTCGTCGGCGATACCCGCAAGAGATTTGTTCCGTTCGGGGTGGTCAGGATCGCACAGCCGTCCGATAAGATCGTCTTCGTGCCACCTAGTATGAACGACCAGAATTGGAGTTTGGCCGTGGCATCGAGTGAAGACGACTCGATTGAACCATTTCCAGAGTCTTTCGCGATATGCGGCACTTTGCGCGTCCTCGTCGTTGCGAATGGGGTCGTCTACAAAGAAAAAATCAGCCGGCTTGCCGGTGCCTGAGCCGCCCACGCCCACGAAGGCCAGCTTGCCGCCTTTCTCCGTGATGATTAGATCAGTGGCGCCTTTCTCGAGAGAATGCTCGGGGAAGATCGCTTTGTGGTTCGTGCTCTCGATCAGATTTCGGACGTCGTAGCCAAACTCGGCCGCGAAGGTCTGATTGTATGCACCCACCATGATGTGGCGCGACGGGTCGCGGCCGGAGATCCACGCGGGACCGCCACGGGTCAATACCTGGCTCTTTCCCATCTGGGGCGAGATGGCCACGGCTACGCGCATGTAGCCCTCTTCGCGCTTTTCGATCTTCTCGACGATCTGGCAAAGAAGCTTGGCCTGCGGCGTGATCTGGTATTGCGAGCGCGTGACGTCGTCGATATCAGACGGATCCGGCATCGAGAGCCGCATGTACGGAAGCAGATGCTCGCGCGCATCACCTAGCGCCAGAAGTCTCTTCGTGGCCTTCAGTGCTGCGAGTTTTGTTGCGCGATCTGCTTCTGACACGGTCACCGAACTCCATGACGGGTCAAATATAGCGCGGCGGCCGACAGTAAAATCGGGCTGTCTCGGAACAGCCCAAGACCGGCATTACAATTAGAGCAGAGAACGTCCCGAATTTTATTGTCTCGGTGATCGTGGTCCAATACCTTCTGGAGTCTATCGAACTCATGCCCGCAGACGGCGCACTGCTTCGCTTTGGCTAGGCGGGCGTCGTATTCCTCTAATGTCAGCCCGAATTTTCGCTTCACTCTGGCACGACGTCCGGCGCCGCTTATCGCCGGATCGTTCCATCGTTCGCGGGCGAGTTTGCGCCGACAACTGCCGCACCAATAATTCAGACCATCCTTGCGTTTGGCGTCCCGATGGAATTCAGAGCGTGCAAGTCTCCTTTCGCATCGCGTGCATGTCTTTAAATTTGTTGCAGAACTTGACACTTCAGGCAGCTTTACGGGCGGGATCGAACACGGTCAGCCACTCCGCGCCGCGGGTCGGCTCGTCGTACTCGTCTACTTTGACGTCCCAGCGAGATGTTATTCCATACTTTGAGTGGACAAACCAAAGAGGCTGCGAAGGCTTGGAGACCGGTGCGCGGAGTGCATTTTTCGCAAACTCGTCAAAACCTTTGAGAGAGTTTGCAACGATAACTCTTGGAAGCCAGAGTTCCTGATGCCAGTGTCCGATAACAAGGATATCGTAAGCACCGCCGTAGGATCCGACGTTGCCACGTACCTTAATTTCCCCACGTGTGATCGGACCGAGGGCTCCAATGATTCCATCGCCTCCCTTAACTCCGAGCATGTCGCCGTGCATTGCCAGATAACGCTGGTTCCATACACGATAGAAAACTTGATTGGACGGTCGGATATCGAAGACGACTCGATCATCTCCGGCATTTTTGAACTCCCTTTCGACGAGCTTGTAGATCAAATAATCGAAGTTCTTGTAGACGTACCTCTTGAACTCCGGCTTGTGGGTTGCTCGGCCATGGTTTCCCGCCGTGCACGGAACATACACCTTCCCGAACGCGTCGGCGATCTGTCGTAACCCCCAAACAAGCAACTCTACAATGCGCAACACTACGGGTAAAATTTCTTCTTCGTCTGTTTTGAGAAGTTCCGGGTGTAAGCCGCCAGAGACAAAAT